GCCTTCTGCACCATTGCCTGCGGCGCGACCTTCGTAGCAGCGTCCATGGCTGCCTTCTGCTCTTTCTCTAGACCAAGTAGTTGATTGCCGGGCATAGAGGGAAACACTTTCGCGATTGGTCGCTCCTTCGCCGCCAAACCACCGAGGTCCTTCATCGCAGCGTTGCGCGCCGGCGTCGCCACTCCTTTACTAGGAGTCGTTGACGCGACCTCGCTCACCTGCTCCTTCAAAGTGTCCAATCGCTGTTGAAAGCTACTTACTTTCGATGCCAATGTGTCCGCTGACAGCTTGTCGACGTACACAGTGTCTTTGTCCGTCACATACGTCAAAGGTAATCCATTGACTGTCACAGACAAATACTTGCCATCAGTCGCAGGATTAGACTTCAACTTGTTCTGCACCCTGCCGAGCAGGACGTTGAACTGGTCAAACGTCATCTTATAAGAGCTGTTTTTGTCCATTTACATCCCCCTAGGAGCAGACTCCTGCCCAATGACATTCCATAAAGCGTAGCGCATCGCCGGCAGCAAGTCGGGATGGAACGCCTTCAAGTCAACCTCTGGATAGACCTGACCATTTGGCCCACGCTTCAACACGGTCTGTTGACACTCCTTGTGCGTCTTGCCGCCATCGATCAACAGTAGATTAGCCGTTCGCAGCAGATCCCTTATCTTGTCGAACATCATCACCTTGTCCGTCTTGTGCGCATTTTGGATGTTCAACCTGAGCGTCGGGTGGTCCTTCAAGCGAAGGTTCATGTTCAAGTGGTCCGTGATGTGCTGATCGTTGTCGTCAGCGTCCCACAGTATGCGCTTGTTCGCCTCTTTCGGGTCGAGCGTCGGGAAGAACTCGAGCGCGCGCTCCCACGCGACGAGCACGCACTGCTCAAGGTACTGGAGCTGACTTATCGTCCTGTCCTTTATGTCTAGTCGATTGAACTTCTCAGCCATGAACTCGTAGCCACGACGCCCACTATTATCCCACGCAATACCGATCAACGTGTCGTGGTCGCCGACGCCATAGTCTATGCCGAACAGCACCTGATCGATGTTGAACGCTGGATAAGCCTCTCGCGGGTTGTAGGTGTGCACTTCTGGATACAGCAATAGATCGTCGTCGTAAATCCACTCGCCTCCGTACTCACGACGAACGAACGGCGACGTCCAATCGAGTCCCTTCTCACGAATGACGTTATTCACGTACGCCTCGCGCTCTTCGACAGACACAGGATGCGGATTGTCCCGCCAAGTCCAGAAGAAGTGAGGCACGTCCCATGTCTTCCAGGCGTACTCTCCATAAGTGCCCTTGACCGGAGGTGGAGTGCCGGCGCACAGGAACATGTAGTCGTCGGCGTAATCCATTTGCATCGGCTGCAACACCTCACGCTGCAAGTACTCAAGCAGATCACTCTTCAAGTGAAAGAACTCATCTATTACTATTATTTTGGCCTTGTTGCCACGGATCAAGTCAGGATCCTTGGTGTTCGACAGGCCGCGCACCAGGATCATCGATCCGTTGTCCATTCGCCGCCAGTTGAATCGCTTGCCGCGCTTGTCTCTCAACTTGCACTTATCGATTATAAAGTTTATCGTGCTATCGATCAATTGCTCCGTGAGCTCCATCGTCTCGCCTATATAGATACAGACAGTGTTAGGAGCTCGAAGGCACTCGATCAAGCAGGCAGCGACTAGCAGCAGAGTCTTGCCGGCGCGGCGCGAGCAGCATATCAACTTGGTGCCACTGCCGCTGTTCAGCACTTCTAGCTGCTTGTCGAACAACATATGGATTATCTGATAAACGTTGAACGCGTTGTCGTAATCAAGGTCAGCGACCTTTGCCTCGCCTGGTCGCCCGTCGATGCGGTCCATCAAGTAGATCATCATCCGTGTGTCACCACGCTCTACTGCTTTCCTGTAGGCCACGCGAATGAGGTGCTGCTTGCGCTGCTCATTGGTGAACGCCGGCGCGGTGTATGCTAATTCATACACCTGCTCGAGTTGCTTCTGAGCCATCTCGACTCGCGAATCAATCAGCTTGACCATGTTTTTCGTCAGCATCACGGTGCCGGCGGTAGTACTGATCGACCCCTCGATGGCACACGTCGTCTGTATCTTCAGCCACTCGTTCAGCGACGCCTCGGCTATCATCATCGCCTTTCTTGGATTCTGATAGACGAACGCCTGAAGTGTCAGACCCTCTTTGCCGGCGTAATGCAGCACTGAGTTGTAGTCCCCAGTGATGCTCGTCGGCAGCATGAGGTCACCGTCCTCATTCTGCTCGATGAACGCCTTAAGTAGCGACGTCAATGACTGCCCAGACACGTCCTCCACATTTTCATTGTCATCGCTCATACGAAGTACGCTCCCGCGTAGTACATCTGCTTGAACTGCTCAAAGTCGTACAGACCTGCCTTGCCCCTAAAACCATGAGGCTCAAGCGCGAACACTTTCACGAGTCGCCATATATACGAATTCGATCTGCCCAATTCCCTAGCCATCTCAGGTATGGTCTTCATAGTACCTCGATCCCCTCCACTTCCCTAAGTAATGACGTCAATTGCGCTACTTTAGCTTTATCTACAGCGATGCGAACGACGACGCGGCCTTCGACAGGAGTGCTGCGTCTGACTGGATGACTAGCTCGCACGAGCACTGGCGCCTTGTAGTCGATCACTGGCGCCGCGAACTTGATGACACCTTCCCTGCTTATCTTTCCATAGACAGACACTATCTGCAACAATGCCTTGCGCGCCTCTTCTTCCGAGGACGCCTGCACCTTGATGCAGGGATACTCTTGAAGTAAGACACTCGGATCTTGGAGGGCGATGTGCGCAATAGCCTCATAGCGACCATGCCCATCGAGGATGCGCAACACGTCCCCGTCCTGCCACAGCGCGAACGGCATGAGTAGACCATCCTTGAGCAGCGTCTCCGCTAGCCCAGCTATATCCTTCTCAGTCCTGGTCTTCAGCTGCCCCTGAAACGGCACCATGTCAGTGACTTTAGCCATGGATGACGCCTCGCACTTTATCTGTATCATATAGCGCTCCTCAATCTTGCATATTCTTGCTCTTCCTTAATCAACGCTGCTCTAGCAGCCTCTCGCGCGTCAACCCTCTTCTTGGCTTCGACGTACAGCTCATCATATTCCTTCAGCAGCGCGTACAACTCGTCGCGGAGTTGCGGCCTAGAGGCTATGGCTCTGAGCGCCGCGGTCTTGGCGTCCAAGACGCGCATAATGCACTCCTCGACACCGCCGCGTGCGTCCTTGTAGTGCTCTAGGCGTTTCAAGTACATCTCGAAGTCTGCCCTGTAGTATGACTGCTTCTTCTGCCCAGTCACCATGCGTATAGTATAACCGGTCGGTCGTATGTCATGCTTATACATGACATCGTATATGTGCGGACCGGACCCAAGCTTCTCCGTGATGAGCTGCCGTATAGTCACGACGTCCTTTCGCTCCAGCTTCTCGCGGATCATCTCCAGAATCTCTGACTCGACTTGCATGGTACCATCATAGCACGACGAAACGCTCACGTAAATGAGCAAAAATGAAAAATAAGCACGGAAAACACGAAAGCGTCTCTATTTTCATGTGAATGTGCTGTGCACTTTATTGCACTGTATCTTTCACTTAAAAAAAATGTATACTTTTCTAGACATTTTTAAGTGACTTGTTATTCAACTTATTTTATAAACTCTTTTGCGAAATATATATTCATACGGAAAAACCACGGTTTACGTTCTTCTCCGGGACGCTAACCACGTCCTACGCTCCACGTGGCGCCGCCCCGAAGGGGCGCGACACGCTATCCACGACACGCGCTTCGTTCTTGACGCCTCTCGATCCTTGGGCCCCGTGGTCTGGGGGCAGTTCACGGGCGAAAAAAGTTTCTGCGCATGGTCCGCTATTTGCGCAATGTTGTTTTTGCACATATTGCGTTATATTCTAACTATCATTGATCAACACGAGTTGATCAGTGAAACTAGGTCTTTGACCAGCAGGTCATTGACGCATTGTCGCACTTTGCGTGTGACAAAAATACTTTGACCAGGGGGTATTGTATGTCTAAACCAAAAAAGCCGTATCGCGAATGGACGAAGGAAGAAAAAGAGGTGTATGAAGCTAAGCGCAAAGCTTATCTTCAAAAAAAGCAGGACGAACGAATTAAGGCCTATGAGAAACTTGGCCAGGAATTAAAGTCCTTAGGAGCAAGTGCTGAGGTGCTTCGACTTTATGCACTTGTTAAACCGAAGGGACTTGGCCAGACACAAGTACAGCAGAGCGTCTTGAAGCACTTGTTCAACACTGATGCACCGACCAAAGGGCAAAGAGCATCGTTCTTGTTCATCGGCGTTAGAGGTCCAAATGGCGAGAGGTTGAAGGAAGGTGAGACACTGGCACAGTTCATTGCTCGAGTGGGTGATGCTACGTTCAAGTACGATGCTTCGAGCATCAACGAATTGGTCTGGCGCGTCAAGCAGAAGGGTCATAACGTCAAGATTGACAAGGAGAATTGCTTCGTGGAGTATCTGGGCTGAGGCAAGACAGTAGGGAGTAAATCTCCCTACTGTACTGCACTAGTAAAATAGTGCAGTACAGTAGGGAGATTTATGCACATGTACTTGTGCAGTAGCTGTGCAATAGTTTGTACAGTCACTGTGCAGTAATTTGTGCAGTAGCTGTGCAGTAATTTGTGCAGTAGCTGTGCAATAGTTTGTACAGTCACTGTGCAATAGTTTGTACAGTCACTGTGCAATAGTTTGTACAGTCACTGTGCAATAGTTTGTGCAGTAGCTGTGCAATAGTTTGTACAGTCACTGTGCAGTAATTTGTGCAGTAGCTGTGCGATAGTTTGTGCAGTTGTACAGTCGTGTGACTGTACAATTTTTGCAATGAAAAGGGGGGTATGAAGTGCATGTTCCGACTATGCGTGACGTGGAGAAGAAGATGCGCGAGTTGTGTCACGCGCCAGTCACTGCACTGGTGCTTGACACGAACGTGGATGGATTTTCTGTCACTGTTGGTAGTGACGGGAGATTAGAATTGCGAGTCAACAGTTTGGAGGTACTGTGTCATGAGTAGAAGAGTCAATCAAAAAAACTTGAACCGCGAAGAGCTGATCGATGCACTGGTCTATACGCTGGGCAATGACGATAATGCGAAGCGAATAAGGGACTATTATTCGCTA